ACTGTTCCTGCACATCGGCCGCGCCCTGCAGCAGGGCGCCGGTCAGGATTTCGCTGGTAATGCCGCCCTCCGCGGCAAACTCGCGCAGTTCGCCGCGGGTCATGTCCAGCGACTGGCCCAGCAGGTCCATCAGGATCGGCGCCTGCTCGGCAACCGAATTGAACTCCTCGCCTCGCAGCGCGCCGGCGGCCAGGCCCTGGCTGAGCTGGGTAATGGCCGCGCGAGCGGAATCGGCACTGGCGCCGGAAACGATAAAGCTCTGGTTGATGGTCTCGGTGATCTGCAGCAGTTGCTGCTGGCTCAATCCCAGATTCGAAGTGCTGCGTGCCAGCGTGGTGAACAGCTCCCCTGTCGCCGAGAGCTCGGCGCGGGTGCGCTGGGCAATATCGAACAGCTCATCGAACGTCTCGTTGGCTTGAGCCTGCGAGTCGGTCACCAGCGCAATGCGGCTGTTGAGCGTGGTGTACTCGTCGGCCAGGCGGCCGAGCTGGCCGATCAGCTGCCCGCTGAGCTGCACGCCGATGAATGCCAGCAACTGCTGGCGCGCGCGGCCGAGCTGCTCGCTGACCGACTCCACGCCCTTTCGGGCGCGCCCGAAGCCCTGTTCGGTCTGGCGCCCGGCGCGCTCGCCCTCTGAGCCCAACTCGGCGACCTTAGCGCCTGAAGCGTCCAGCACCTGCACCAGGCCGCTGTTATCAGCCGATAATCGCAGTTTGAGTTCCAGGTCAGCCACGGGCTATACTCGATGTATGGACTTCGGCACGACCATCAAAATCGCCGGCCTGACCGGGCTCGCAGCCGGCCTGTTTTTCGGTCCGTTTGCCGGCGCTCTGGCAGGCGCGTTGGTGCTGGGAGCCCTGTCAGGTACTGCGCTACTGCGATCTCTGCTTGCCTGAGCGGTGGGACCGCCTGGCCGCTTCGGCCACGAATGCGCCGTCCAGCGACCGGATGCGGCCGAGCAGTGAGGTATCGACCGCAATGCCGAGCGCACGCGCCGAAGCCTCGATTTCCGTGGTTTCGAGCTCGGCCGGCATGACGCCGAAGCCGGCGCCGAGCAGAGGTTTTCTGCACAGCCTCCAGACCGAGAGCGCGGGCACATTGGTAGCGAGAACATCGATCTCCTCGCCATCGTCGACAGGCGGCTGTGCCCTCCACTGCATTGTGCCGACCGAAACCAGCGGGCCCTGCCGCGCTGTCGGTCGATCACGAATGCCCAGTGCCGCCAGCTCTTGTTCGGCCTCGGCACTGTCATCAGACCTCAGCCGCGCGTAGCGCCTGCCGACCTCAGCAAGTTTCCCAGGCCAGCCCCGCCGGCATCGGTGAGCTGCTGCAGGCCAGATTCGAGCGCGCGACGAAACTTCGGGTGGCCGAGCGCAAAACGCCGGACATCACGCTCTTCGAGCAAGCTGCCGTCACTGTTCTCGATCTCGAGGCCTTCGATGCGCTGCAGCTTGCGCTCCAGCAGAGGCACCATATCCGTCGCCTCACGCACCTTTCGCTCTGCTTCTTCGGCGTTGTCGACGCCCACCTGCCCGGCCTTGACCTGTCGCAACAGATCGAAAATCGGCATCAGCAATGCGGTCATCTGTTCCTTGATCGACTGCACCTCGTGGTCATCCAGGTCGCGGAACACCCCGATGAACTGAATCTGCCTGGTCGTGTTTTCCAGCTTTCCGTCTGTCTCGGCCGGCCCCCCGGGCAGCTGCGCAGTGCAGACGATCTTGTACTCATCGTGGATCTTGAACCTTGCCATCGGGCTTCCTCTTGGTGGTTGTAGGCTTTTAGAGAATCGGCGGCGTCAGACGCTGCAGAAACAATACGCCGGCGCAGACCGGCGGTACTGGACTAGGCTGAGGTCGAGGATCGCAGGATGCATCGCCCAGCGCCGGCAGAAAATACTCCATTCGGATAGCGCCGCTGCTGGACTTGAGCACGCGCAATTCACCAGCCTCCTCGCAGCCGGCCTCCAGCCCGGGAAAAGCGCCGGCGCACAGCGTGGCATTCACCCACTCGCCGGGCTGTTCGATCACGCCTGACAGTAGCCACATGGGACCAGGTCCACCGGGTTCGTAGGTGTACCAACTGACCAGCGCGCCGCTCCGGCGGCCGGAAGGCTGCTCCGGCCAAACCAACAGCACCACGCCCTGGCGTTCCAATCCAGCCGCGCGGTAGTGCCCGCTGTCGGCCGGTGTCAGAGGGTCTGCGAAAGCCGCGCTGGCCATGCCGACCAGCAAGAGCGCGGCCGCAAGGGTCACTTTGATATTCATCGTCGGCTCTCCGTCAGGTGCGGGCGCCAAAGCGCAGAATGTAGTCTTGCGTGAAGGTCACCGGGATGTCCCAGGTGCGTAGCCCATCGGTGTTGGTGTTCTGCGGCTCCCCGAGCTGCACCCCATCGGCTTCGAAGCTCAGGTCCTTGGCCACATCTCCAGTCACCACGTCCAGCAGCAGCGATTGCAGAGAAGCGTCCTGGGCCATCTGGCGTATCGGGGAAGTCGCGATGAGCGGCCGGTGCACCTTCAGAGTACCGGTGACCGCCCGTTCTCCGTGCCGGCTCACCGTCGCCTCCGAGTGGTAGACCAGATTCACGCTCGTGCCGGTATTGACGGACAGCGAGACGAATTCGAGCGGCACGCCAGCCAGGGTAACTGTGGTGTTGCCCTCGTCGAGCACAACCGGCTGGCCGAACGCACTGACGTCGTCATTCCAGACTTCTTCCTCGATGGGATCAGCGGCGACTTTGGCGAGCCATTCAAACCCTGCTTTCGCGAAGTCGTTGATCGCGAAATCGAAGCTTGTATACCTGCCGCGGCCGCCCACGCCCTGGAGCACCTCGCCGGCGTGGTTGAAGAATGCCGTGGCAGAAGGAAATCCCTTCAGCACGGGCGTGTACTCGGCATTGGCCGGCGGCCCGGCATTCAGGACCTCGGTATGGCCGAAGTTGCGCGCCAGTCCACTGTAGACAATTGCGTCTCCGGCAGTCGCCGCGCCCAGCAGCGGCGTCTGCCCCTCGAGCCGCACACGGCGGCGCACCGGGACGAACGGCCGCGCGCCGCCATCGGGCTTGTCCCAATTGATGGTGATCTGGTCGGTCGCGATCTGGCCCTGGCCATCGATCACACGCACTGCGTCGGCCCCTGCCGGGATCTCGGCCACGCCCTCGACCGCTTCGATCTTGTGACGCAGCGCCCTTAGGTCAAAATTCTCGACAGCCATACGTTACTCCTTGTTCTCGCCGGCGCTCGGCTTGCTCGCGGAATCGGGATTGGCGTTGCCGGTTGGCTTGGCGAGCGCGGTCTTCCCGGGATTGGGCTGCTGCTGGGGCTCGTTGCGCACGTACTTGCCGTTCTTGCCACGGCGCCAGCTACCGCCGTCATTGGGTCGCTTGTCACTCATTGCTCAGCTCCATCTGGAGGTCTCGAATCGATCCAGCCACCACATCGCGTTCTTCTCGATGCGCAGCGGCCTGCCACCTCGGGGTATGACCTGCACCAGTCCGTCCGGCGGACGCCATCCGATCAGTGCTGCAGCAATCTCGGCGCGAACCGGGCGCAGCGCATCGACGGCCTTTCCCCCGGAGGTATCGCCGTAGTGCCGCAGGGCGAGCACCACGTCGACGCCCGTGCGCACCCTGTAGTACGCCTGCGCAGATGCGTCCGTCGCACTGACCGCCTCCGGCCCCGGAGTGACCCATGCCGCGGGCAGCGCGCGAACCAGGTCTTTCGCGCGTGTCATATCGCCCGCCAGGCCCACGGACTTCAGCAGCGTCGTCTGGTCGTTCAGACGGTCCACCCAGTGCTTCAGGTCCAGTGGTGCGCTCATACAACATGCGTATCCCAGTCAAAGGCGCTGAGCCCGGCCCGGCGGGCTACCCGGCCGGTCGGCGTGATGGATGCATCCAGCTCTCCCAGGCTGGCCCGGCCTGCTGCAATGTCCTTCAGCCACTGCACCGTGCTCCGATACCGATCAGCCACGGCCTCCGGCGCATGGTCATCGTGCAGCTTGAATCGCGCCAAATCCGCAGCCGCGCTACGGAGCACATCCGGCACCGGGCTGATTGGCACCGTCATCCGCACCCGCAGGTAGGAGTCGATCTGTGCCGTGGCATCGGCTAGCGCCGAATCCACGCGTGCAAGATCGAAATCGGCTGCGCCCGGATCCTCCGGCTCGGCGATCTGGCTGATCTCATCGAGCCCGAATCGCGTCACAAGGTCGTCTGCAGTCGCGTAGTTCATAACGTCAGCACGGCCCGGTTGTCATCGACAATCGCCTGGCTGATGCCGCCGACGGCGGTCAGCTCATCGAGCGATCCGAACGCGCCCTTCTCGTCGCGATGCGCGACGATGTCCGCGGCGGTCTTCTTTCCAATGCCCTTGGCCGCCAGCGCAATCGCTGCGGCCGAGGCGGTATTGACGTTCACCTTGCCGGAAGACTCCCCGGCGGCCGCCATGCCGGCCGCCGGATCATCGCCGCCCTGTGTTCCCTCGCCGGTCGGCGGCGTGGCGCCGGGGGCCGGGTCATCGGCACTCTTCTTCGCGGAGTATTCTGCGATCGCACCCACCGCCAACAGCGGCGCGGCGTCCTTCTTGCCGAGCTCGATCGTCTCGCCGGCGTCCAGGCGCTTGCCTTCGCGCTTCAGGGGGGTGCGGATCGTATACTTGCTCATCGTCTCGTTCCTCGATTCAAGGCGGCGCTCTCACCGCAGTCACGCCTGGTTATCGACGGCGTTCCCGTGCCCACCAGGGAGGGGTCAGGCAATCAATTACGCCACCGCGGTCTGGATCAGGAAGCCGGACTCGATGCCCGACAGCACCGGCGCACGCTCGTAGGCCACGCCATAGATCCAGCTCTTGTGCGTGTTGTCCCAGAACGGCTGCTCGACCAGCGGATGGCCGTCCATCGTGTAGGTGTAGCCGTAGCTCGGCTGGCGGATGCCGGTGATCTGCTGCGGCACGTAGGCCAGGATGGCATCCTTGCCCCAAACGTCGAACTGCACGTCGTCGTCGCCGACGGCCACGGCCTTGCCGACCACCACGCGGGCGATCGAGAAGATATTGGCCAGCAGCTCCTCGGTCAGCACGCCGGTCTGGGTGTGCTTGATCTTGTCGATGATCTGCGGGTGGTGCTTGAGCTGGTCGAACACCGGCGCGCTCAGCATCAGGGTGTTGGGGTACAGCCCCACCTTGTTGCGCACCGCGTTGCGGGCGGCCTCGATATCGCCGATCGGGTCGGAGCTGGCGTAGTCGTTCCACTGGTCCGTGCCCGTCAACGCCACCTTGTTGCTGGCCGCGTAGTTGTTCGCGTCGCGCGCCAGCCCGGCCTGCTGGTTTTCGAGGATGAGGCTGCTGACTGCCATCACGTCGTTGGCCGCCTCGGTGGCCAGGTTGATACCCGGCACTTCTTCGGCCTCGCGCAGATGCTCGCGCGGCACCAGCGCATCCAGGGCGTGGTTTTCCAGGGCAAACGGCTTGCCCTCGTAACCCAGGTTCATGCGCTTGGTCGCAGACCCCGGCGCCCGGGCGGTGTTGTAGAGCCGGAAGCTGTCGCGCCCGAACTCGATCACCTTGCCGCCCGAGACCCGCACGGTCACGCGCGGGAACAGGCTCATTCCGACGTGCTCGGGGTGCGAGAAACCCTGGACGACGGTCGAGAGAATCGGGTCGATCACCCGGCGTTGTGCGTTGGTCGGCATCGCTGATATCTCCTGTGCTTTACCGGGTTACGGGGTGAGAAGGACTTCGACGCGATCGCCGTCGGCGGCTGCGGCCTGCAGCGCCCTGGCCACGATGACGCCATCGGAGTCCGGCACCACGCCGCCAGCATCACCGATCTCCAGCGCATCGCCCACTGCGATGCCAGGGATCAATGCGATGTGCGTCGCCACCGCCGTGCCCAGGGCATCGACAGCCACCTGATCGCCGGCCTTGGCATCGCATGCGGCGATGCCAACAATCGGTGCCTTCGGGGCTGCAACCGCGCCGTCGAAACCGACAGCCTGTCCTTCAGCGATATCGGCCGTGGCCAGGATCGAGAGCGTAAGTACTGGAATCTTCGTCGCGGGCATGGCTCAGGCCTCCTGCTGCTGTTCAACGGCCTGCACGGCCGCCAGATACGTGGTGTTGTGCTGGCGCGCGTAGTCCAGCGCCTTCTCGTGCAAACTCAGGCGGTCGGAATCGACCACCGTGCCGGCCGGCGCGGCAAAGCTCGCGCGCTTGGGCTTGGCCGGGTCGTCGTCTGCGCGCTGGCCGATATGCACCTGCTTCGGCAAAGCCTTCACGAACTCGCGGAACCACGCCAGTTGATCGGTCTTCGAATTCGACTTTCCGTCTGCGCCGGCGAACTCGAACTCCGCCGGCTCGGCGGCCAGCGAAACCATGAACTCCAGCGCGCCGGCGGCCTGCGCGGGCGTCAGCTTGCCCTCGGCCTGCAGCCTGTCCAGCTCGGCCGAGAATTCGGCACGGTGCTTCTCGGCCCGGGCCGTGGCCAGCTCGCTGTCGCGCGTCTGGATCTGGCGGTTGAATTCCGCCTCGGCCTGCTCGCGCGCCTCGCGCCGGGCCTTGTCGATATCTGCTTGTGTGAACGGCATGTCGCTCGTGCCTCCTTGTGCATTCCCATTGCCGGCGCGCGCGAACGCACCGCTGTTGATCGAATCGTCATCCACGTCACTACCGTCGCGCTCTTTCTGGCGCAGGTCGTTGGCGTGCTCGTCGAGAAAGTCCAGATCGCCCACCGGCAGCACCCGGTCGGCGGTGTCGGAATCGAAGCGGTCGATAATCCATTCGCGCAGGCGCCTGAGCGCGCGCGAGACAATGTTCGGCGTCTGCCAGTCGATCTCGGCGGAGAACTCGAACACCTGATCGACGGCCTCGGGCGCCTCGTAGCTCATCGGCGCCAGATCCAGCGCCGGCGGCTTCGCGCCCAGAAAGCCCACGTGCAGCAGGCGCAGCCCGTCAGGCCCGCGGCCCAGCGAAACCGAGCGCTTGCGGTAGCGGCCGGTCTCCACGGCGCGGGCGAACTCCGGCACCACGTCGGTGAACTTCGCCATCAGGCTCTTGCCCACGCGCTGAAGCTTGCCGACCCAGCCGAACGCCGGGTCGTTGGTCTTCGGATGCCCGACCACAATCGGCGCGGCCGAAGCCTCGTTATGGTTGGCCACGATCTGGTCCAGGTCATCGACCGACCACTCGGCCGTGCGGCCCTGGCTATCGGTATGCGTACCGGCCTGGAAGATCTCGACGAAGTCGTCGAACCCGCGGAAATTGGTGAGCGTGCGCTTCGGCATGAAGCGCATGTTCAGGGAACGAGGAAGGGGGGGTCAGCGTGAAGTGCTTCACGCGGTCAATCAGGAGAGGATGTACATAGAATGGGACAAAGCGCGCGACGGGTCAACCCATGACCACAGTAGAAATCCACGCACAGGACCAACTCGGCGCCGCGGCTGCGAACGCTCGCGTGCTGTTCGAGCTAGACGCGCCTGACGTCGTAGATGCCGACGCGACCCTGGTCATTCCGGCTCGGATCAGCGCGGATCTGGACCTACATGGCATCGCCCAAATAGAACTGCACCCCAACACGTCAGGTCGGCGCGGCACTCAGTACCGCGTGTACTTCTTTCGGCCCCAAACTGCAATAGCGTTCTGGCAGACCCGGATCACTGTTCCCGATACCGGCGTGGCCAAATTCGGCGACCTTATCACAGACCCTCCGCCGGGCAAGAGCGCGGCACAAGCAGCCCAGGATGCTGCAATTCAAGCTGCCGCCGACGCCGCCGCATCCGAAGCCGCCACGCTCAACTTCGGCGCTGCGCTCACCGTCGACGGCGAAGCGGTGGATTCCGGCGAGGCATTCAGCGTGGACTACGACGCTGGCGCGCCGTCGATTTTCTTCCAGATCCCGCGCGGCGAGCAGGGCATTCAAGGGCCAACCGGCGCGACAGGCCCGGCGGGGGCGGACGGTGCGGACGGCACCGACGGCAACAACGGCTGGTCGCCAATTCTCGCTACCGTCACCGACGGCGCGCGCCGCGTGCACCAGGTCACCGACTGGACCGGCGGTGCCGGCACCAAGCCCGCCACCGGGCAGTACATCGGCATCAGCGGGCTGGTAGCCGATATCGCGGACGGGGTGGATATCCGCGGGGCGGAAGGGGCGGCGGGCAGCACCAGCGTGCCCGCATGGCTGGCCGCACAGAACTACGGCCAGGATAGGATTCTGGCTTACGACACTTTCAACCGTGCCGACGCTGCGGCGGCCACGGATGCGCTCGGTGTATCTGACTCCGGGCATACATGGACAGGCGAGGACATTTCGACGGCTGCATGGTTAACTGACGGACGCTGGAGTTATCCCGAACTGGCCGGAAAGCAGGCGCAAGGCGGCGACAGCCTCAACGCGCAGTTTTCTGTTGCGACAATCGCGCTTGCAGACGCTGCGTTTGTCGATTCCAACAACCTAAGGGTTTTGCGTTTCGTTGTCGATGTAACAGGCGCCTCACCGGCAGGCGTCATCATGCGATGGGCTGATATCGATAACCACTTGATTTGCTGGCTAGGTGGAAATAATGGCAGGAGATTGGAAATAGTCGAGCGGGTTTCGGGCGTTAGTACTTTAGTCGCATTTTCGGATGACAACACAGTGCTCGGCGTAACTAGAGCAGGCCGGCTAACCGTTGATGTTTCAATTTACTCGGGAGGTCTTTTCGTCGCCGCGCAAGGCAACGGCGGAGGATGGCTGAAAGCCAGCTACTCAAGGGCAGCCGCAGACAATCAAACTTTTTATGACGCCATCGTAGCGGCCACGGAGTGCGGGATCATTTTTGCAGATAGTCAACCCGCAATATCGTCGTTTTCCCTGATGGACCTGCCGAGGGCGCTGTGATGCTGCTAACAACGCGATGGAAAACAGACGGCGCAACTCGCGCGGCCGATCTGCCGGAAAACACGGCGCACCGGATTGCGTCCCAGGCGGCTGAAAGCTGCACCGTGGAGTTGCTAGGCGGGCCGGAAGAAAGAGCTGCCGCCGAAAAACACGCCGCCGCGCTTGGCACGCACGTGCCCCAATCCGTGCGCAGCGAGCAATTCTGGCTGGCGCTGCTCGCCATCGACGAAGGGCTGTTCGACCAGGCCGAGGCGCTGATCGAGAGCAACAAGGCCTACCGCGTCGCCGCCCGCCAGGCGCCCACCGTCAGCCGCGATAGCCAGACGATGCGCGCGGTACAGCAGGCGCTGGGGGTCTCCGATGCGTTCGTCGACCAGTTGTTCATGGCCGCGGTGCAGGTGGAGACATGAGCATGAGAGACGGACAGCCGCGCCGCGCGCCCGCACCGCGACCACTCGGCCTCCAATGGGACGCGAACGAGCGTGGTGGGAAGGTCCATCACGAGTGGCACGCGCCGTGCGGTTGCGCGTTTCACCCGACGCCATCCCCGCACGTCCATCCGTGTGGGAGACGCCATCAGCGTCCGGATTTGCATTCAGCGGCCCGGGATTTTGGAAACAGGCAGCCCTGCCGCAGTTAAACTACAGTCCGTCTTCAAGCACCGTGTACCGGATAGAAGCGCCGTCTGCTGCATGCACCTCGATCAGCACATCGCGGAAGCGGATTGTCTCTGAAGTGTTGTCGTAGGTCAGGTTCTGAGAAAAGGCAGGTCGGATTAGGTCGTCGGGCGTGTACTCACGGTACAGAACATTGATCGACCCGCCGCTGGCGCCGGAGTAAATCAGCTCAAAGTTCAGAAAGGTTCGATCCTGCTCCACCTCTTGCTGGACCGTCTGCTCAAAGGTCGCGCCTGGCGGATCAACTTCGTGACGCAACATCGGCACGGGGCGGTTATACATATTAAGGAACCTGCCATCCAACCGGCCGCTGCTGTTGATGATCAAGCGGCCGTGATCTCCAAACTCCGAGAACCGGACGACTGTGAACTGCTCTCCTCCCAGCGTAACTTGACCCTCCACAGGGAACAGGAGCCCCGGCGAATAGGTGACCGGCCCGCCCCAGCCTGTAGGGTTAATCGTGACGGTGGTCGTCGGTGTCACCGCCGGATTGCCGGTGCGCAAGATCCAGTAGTCTTTCACGCGCAGGATCGCGTCACCCACGTAGGCTGTCTGCTCTTTGCCCAGTGTATAGTTGCGCTCGACAACATGCTCTGACGAGCGCGTGGCTTCCGGCCGCTCGATCGACGCGCAGCCGCCCAGAATTAGCGCAGCCGCTGCGGCAATAATTCTCATAGCATCCCCTCCTGGTACTTCGCCCGGCCCCAGCGACCAGGCTTTATCAAGGCTGTCGGTCAACCCGCTGAGTTCGCCGCTTCTGCGGGCGCGTCGGCCGGCGGATGCTTCGGCGGCTTCTTCGCGCGCCGGTGCGCGCCGATATCGATCACATGCGCCAGCGCGCGCTGCCACCAGCCCAGCTCGATGTAATAGCCTTCGCCATCCCGGCCCTCGGCGCGCAACTGCTCGTTGTAGCAGATTCGGCCAAGGTTGACCTTGGTCGGAGGCTCACGGGCCTCGATCGCCAATCGCTGATCCCACGCTTCTCGCACGAGCTCCGGATCGTCCTCGTCACCACGTCGCACCTGCGCATCCAGACGGATGAAATCGCGCGCCAGATCGTGGTGCAGCCGCGCCATCGTGCCGTGGCCGATCACGAAATCGGCCACCGAAAGCAGCGTCACCAGGCCGGCCAGAATCATGGCCAGCTCGGTGTAGGACTGAAGCACGCTATAGAACGTGGCCGAGCCGAACACCGCCGCCACGCCGACAGTGAGCTTGTGCCAGCCATCGAACCAGGCGCGGCGGCCCGGACCGTAGTCCTCTTTCAAAGGCCGTTCCTGGCTGCCCTGGTCCTGGCGCGAATCGTCGCGCCGCTCTCGTTTCTTCTCGCTCATGCCAAACCCTCCCAGGTGGAACCCGATCGTAGCACCGGGCAACGGCGGGTGCAAATCCGGGCGCGATCGCCTCTCGTGGAATTCAGGCCGTTTTGTGGGCGACCCTGCAGGGTGGCCCCTATTTTGGCCAAAACGACCTTGCGGCCCTATAAATACCCATTTGCTGAGCGTTTGCTGAATCGAGCGGCGGGCAGCCGCGCGCCGCCTGTCAATCGCCTTTGCTCTCCGGATTCGACCTGCCCCGAAACGGGGTGTGAACCTTCAGCCACAGTGCTGCGGGCGGTCGCGCTCGAACCGGTCAATGGCCTTGCGCATGTCGCGGCCGACCATCTCCCAGTCGTGCTGCATCGCCTCGAAGTCGCTGCCACGCCGGCGGCGACGCGCAATCTCGGCCTGTACATCATCCACGGGGCGGAGATCCAGCACGCTGCCCATGCCGATAATGAAATTGCGGATTGCTTTGCTCATCGGTTGCCTCCTGGTGGAACTCTACTATAGCAAGGTGCGCACCGCCCGGTTTCAACGCACGGTGAAGCTTTGAGGGTCGGCTCGCACCCGGGTTCACGGCGCTCGGGAGGTGCTGGCGAAATGGTGATCAAATGCTAATCTGGGCCGGAATAGCAGTTCCGGCAGTGGCGAGCTCGGGCAGGTTGGGGGAGGCGAGCGCGCACGGGCGCCCTGTATATAAGGTGTCGGGCGGTCAGTCCTCGGAGCGGGGGTTGGCGGGGTTTTTCACGCTGATCGGTGCGCCGCCCGGGCGCTGTCGAACGGTATCCGACTCGCCCTTTGCCACGCGGCCGGTCTTCA